GGCATTAGGTCTCGCTCTAACACGCAACAATCCATCGTCTCCAATGTAGTTTTGAAAACTTCCTTCATTTAGAGCATATTTATAATAACCCGGTAGTGGATCATATTTCATTCCTGAAATGTACCATCTCGCGTTATTCAATAAGCTTGCGAAAGTTCTGTTATCACTATTGATTGGAGCAGATAAGATTGTACTAAAATCTTTGTAAAGATAATAGTGCGTATCGTTACAGTGAACAAAGGTTCTCTATTGGAGTCTTCGCAAATCGTTTATTGGTGCTCTGTCTGTTCCAAGTACGTGGATCAGATTAGCACGGTTTGTCAATGCGAACTCCTCAAGAGTACCTGCAAACACAAGTACACGATAAGAGTGAGCTAAGAAGCCTCTAGTTGTATTTTGTCCGACCTGATAGGAGATTTGTTGGACATTCTCAACTGAAAACTAAGTCATGGCAGGTTCAGTCCCATGGAGCCTTGCAAAGAAGTTACCAGGTATCACATCCGCATATTCATCACAAAAACTGCTCCACTAAATATAATTAGTGTCATCGTTATTGCAATCCTATCCGATACGTGGTCTTATCAAGACCATAAGATTACCTGTTGGATCATTGCGCACCATCTAACCGTCTGCTGCACGTGCTACTTGATGACAGTGGTCCTCACTATGAACATTCGTCTGCCAAGCCGCCCAGTAAGGATTCTGGTGTTGCGGTTGTTCTAACTCCACAGTTAGAATGGTTTCACGATGTTCAAAGTAGTCAAAAAGACCCCTCCCCTTTTTAATCATAGCAGTCAGTTTAGATCCAAGATCAATAAAGATCTTCTCACCATGAGCTTTGGCTATCATATTCAGATTCTCACATGTAGTATCATCGATAGTCTTACGATGGTGGACATGACCACCATTGCTACCGGCTAACCTCTGTGTATCTTCTGGATTAATAGCTCGACCAAACGCATTCTAAAGGGCTAACCAGTTTGAATCCAGGGTTACTCCGGCCCGGGCAACGAACGTCTTACGACGGTCATCCCACGACAGCTTAGGAATAAATGAATCTGGTAATCCTTCAGTTCTCGTCTGTTTGCCCAAACCAACATTCTATGAAGTAAACAAGCGGAGAATAGTCTTCTCTTCCTGGACTCCGTAGTGTGGTCTAATGAGAACCTCACCAACTGAGTCTTCGGATGAAAAGACAGGGTCTATTTGAACATACTGCCCCTAATTGTCTTCTATGATCTTCTTTAGTAAAGGAGATCTAAGAATCTTTTTCGCGGCAGTAGAGGTTATGTTGTCACCAAACAGCATTCTAGTCATCAGATATTGAGAACGAAGAGAATGAGTAAAGCTGAAAAGGACGCCACTAAGGTATGTGATTCCTGAGCTCACTAAGGCAAACCATAAACACAAACGGAGGTGAAACCACGCAGGGAGTTCATCAGTTCCAAGTTGCGGCAACCATGCGAAGGGCAGTGGGCCAATAGGTGGGATAGAATCCATTACCTAAGGCTGACAATACCATTCGATGGACAGAATGTCGGGTACCACTAGTTCGAAAAGTGGTCGAATGACATTCCATGAAAGAGGTTCTCTTAGGTGTCCGTCTCTTAAAGCGACTTTCAAAACACCTAAATATTCCTCGATCTGCCAAAATATCCATTCCTCGTTAAAGCTTTCCCTAGAGTATAGGGGATAGCCAAACTCATCAGTACGACCGAATTCACGGAAAAACTCACGTGACACATGATCAGCTGATTGGAATTGATACACTGGATGATACTTATGAATCCAAGCTTGAGTAGCCTCAGCAAGTGCAGTATAACCTGACGAAGTGAACACAAGATCGGTACTATGAATCACCTCTGGACAAGTGATGCCGTTTTTCTTAACATAGTCCTTCAACCGCTTATGATCAGAAATCTAGCGCATATAATCCAATACGCTATCTTCACGACCAAAATTGATATATAGGAAACATGAAAATTGAACAACAACACAAAGCCAGAAAGACTCATAGTGCAGAAACATAGACTTAGCGGAAGTAACGGTCACAGGACTTCTCTCCATGATAAGCTATACACACCCATCTAAAAAGGTGACCAATCCCGCGAGAACTGGAGCTATAAGACAAGCTCCGTGCCAAGATCCGAATATGTGTTTCTTGACGTCCTATATGGAAGGGTAACCTAAATATTTGGTGGTGCTTAACCTGTTGAACGCATTCAACCACTCCTGCAGATTATCTTCCATGTTCCAATTCGCAAATAAACGAGAAAAGAACCTAAGGATTCCTCGGGAAGCCTTATTCAGGAAGAAAGCATTAGGGGCGGCTGGGGCCACGTTGAAGAGGTCGGAGAGATAGTCGGGAGCAATGCGGATGATGTCCTCCAACACAAGCAGAGACGTCAGAACAAAACACACAACGGTTGTAACAGCAATTAACCTCAAACTTAGCCAACGACGAATGGAAATTTCTGCGTTATAAGAATCCACTTTCACGCG